AGGTCAGTGATAAAAAGCTCCTGATAAAAGGTATTCCCGGCCCTGATACATATTTTCTCTCCCTGTGCATTACACTCCATAATCAATGTTTTTAACGAGTATCATACGCCGTAACCTGCAAATATTAACGTAGCTGTCGTGCCTGACTTAAATATCTTACGAACCACCTCTGGATCGTCAAAGATAGCCGAAGCCTCAACAGCCTTAGTGATAGCCTCTGCATCAGTATTACCGATAGGGCAATACTTGATATTCCCTGCACCCCCGGCTCGCATGAAGAAACCGTTATCGTCTTCATAATCCACCGATGCAAGACTGACCGCAACCACACGGGTAATATTGCCCTGTGCTATGTTGCGTGTTGGATTGTTGTTTCCTATTCCTTCCATATCATTAATTTATTAATCACCAACGACCATGAACGGCCTTGATCCCGGACACTGGCGGGAGCAATCTCGCCACAGCGGGTAATCGTCGTGTTTCCTGTTTAGAAATGTTATTATTTCACATTTGATTGAATCAGCCATAAGACGTGCCTCGGTCTCTAATCTCTGTATGGTCTTGTCAGAGACCGGAGTTGAGAACTCGCTCTCTTTTCGTACCACTCCGGCAGCAGTGTAATTAACCGAAGTTCTGTTTGTGAACCGGGCGAAAGCATAGTAGATAATGCAAGCCTTCAGCCCCATGAAGTTATACTGCCTTCCACAGTAAGAATAAACACCTCCGTCGAGTAATAACCTGTTGGCAGCGGTCAGAGTTTCCGGGATCGTTTCGGCCTGACTGACTATCTCATTGAGAAACTCATCACCCAACCAGGATTTAATATCGAACCATTGAGCCTCGATAACGAATTGCTCCCACGTTGTTATGTTACGCACAGAATCAGCAACGTGCTTATAATTATCCAAATCAGCCTTGACTACCAGTGCTTTCATCTATGTATTTTAAAGGTTTGATAGCGAAATCCGTGAATTGAGGCAGGAGATCCATAAAGACAGTCGATAATGCGTTCCGGTCGTCACCCGTTATTGAGTTCATAAAGTTGTAAGCCTGTTCAACCAGCTCACTTCCGAAACCCGCCCCGACGTCAATCCCTCTCAAAACCGGCGGAACCATGAACATACCGGCGATATTCTCCTTTACGGTTGGTTCGGTATTTTCGTACTGTTTATCCAGATTTTTGGCTTCAAACGGTATAAATTCCGGTTTCTCTTCATCGGCATCCACATCAACAATCCACATCTTTGAGGCATTCTCATCGCCCTGAGCCTTGACCAACCAGTTACGGGATTCTTCCTGTGCCTGATTGTAGGGATCATTCATATCTAACTGACCCTTGTCATTAAGAACAGATTTCTTCCCTTTGCGAACCAATATCCCGGCAGGCAGAAAGTTATACTTTGTATTTCGATGCTTAACAGTTGAAACAGCTTCTTCGGTAAGCATATCCGTTATCACAGGATCAAAAGGAGCAGTCGGATATTCAAGGTCACCATCTGAAGTATAGTAATATATCTGACCCAGATAGAGAGCCGGGCCACCTGCTTCAACAATCTGTGATAAGACCATCTCAGGATCAAACCGGTTGATGAACTTAACATCCTGCTGCCGGAACGTCTGACCTGTAACTCCGGTCCAGTCCGGGTAAACGGCTATGCGTCCTGAATAACTCTTATTCGGGAGTATCTCAAGGCGGCAATGTTCAAAAGGAACGTTATAATACTCGACAGGATTACCAAGAAAATCATACTTGACAAGCACGGCGAACCCGTTAAAAGCCTTCAGGTCTTTCGATAGCTTACGAAGTAGAGTTGAGGCCCGTTCCCCCTTCTCGTTTACGACGTAATCATTAAGCGCAGGATCAATGAACCCGCCACCGGAGGTGAACCGCACGTGAATATCATAACAACTTTTCCCCGTACCTGAAGAGTTAAGAATTTCAAGTACCTTCTGCGGATAGTCGTTATTCAGACCATACCCCTTTATTCGCTTTGAAGTAAGATATATGTTCCGCTCAACTCTCTGACTGGTCTTTGTAGCGGAAACTCTCATCACTTAGGTTTTTTGGTGGTCTTCTTTACAACTTTCTTAACCTCAGTTTTCGGAGCCTCGGTCATTGCTTTGACAACCTCCTCAGGATCAGGCATTGACGGGAGGACTTCAGGTATTTCCCTCTTTGGAGTTTCCGGTACTGGCTCAACCTTTATTCCCTGCGGAATAAACGGAGCAGGTTTCGGAGCACGGACGAAATAGACTGAGCGTTGCGGGTAACGTCTTAGGTATTCAGCAGCGATAGCATCATACTTAACGGCGTCGGTCTGGAGGTTCAGATTTGTAAAGGCTTTCACGCCGTTAAAAGCTACATCGAACTGAGCGACATAACCCTTCTTGAGTTCATACAGTGATACTGACATCTGATTATATTTTAATATTTTTAACAATGCTTCAACATAACACGTCCGACAAGTGCCCGGAAGCGAGTCCCCGAACAGACGTTTATACTCTGCCCGGATCGTCGCTTTCCGATCCTTTGTCTGTGCACGTGGATCATTTATAAATTCCCGTGCAAACGCCCTGACCATTACGTAGGTTCAGGGGTCAGCTCATCAGGGCAGCAGGGGGCAAGAAGCGAACCAACAGCGGCACGTGTCAGCTCAATACTTGTCACAAACAGCGTCAGCGGAGGAAGCGATTCTTTCAGCGAATCACTGCATCCGGCAGTCAGCAGCCATGCACCCATCATCTCTTCATCGTTCGGGTTGCGTTCAGCGGCGTTCAGTTCCAGTCCCATATCCCAACCGAGAACCTCATAAACAGTGCGGCCCAAACCGGCTTTGTTATAGTTATTCTCGATAATAACGAGAAAACGGGAGTTAGCCACATCATTGACCCATGCCTTCACTTCGGGAGTGTTATCGAACACCCGGAAGATCAGGTTGTGATCCCACACCTTTTGATAACGCCTCTTGACCATTGCAACGCTATGCTCGTTGGACTGGTTATAACCTGATATGCAATAAGCGTAAGCGGGCGGGGAAACAGTCTTCAGAACAAGTTGCGTCAGAAGAAGAGGATTCTCAGGATCGAACGTGCAGTTGTCTTTGTCAACGTGCTCGTGATTGATGAAATATACCGTATCCTTAATACCCTGCACCATGTTATCGCAGTTCTTCAGGATACAGTCAACGATTTGATTACATCCGATAGTCATAATATCCTCCTTTCTATCGTCCTACCATCAGAAGCCTGTCGTCGAGAATCTTTGCGTCGAAGGCATCAATGGCTTCAATCCTGTTGTAACGACTGCGAGGATCGTAGAACGAATTAATGTTTTCAAATAATGATGTGCAAACCATACCAATATTCAGGTTGGAGACGCTTGTATAAACAACCCTGTGAGGATCGTTCCAGCGTGTGCCGTCGTTCTCAAAAGCTCTGATCCACTGATCCCACAGAGGAATGGAATACATCTTTATCCCGTCCCATGTAGCGAACTCAATACCGTTGACCATCAGCCGGTAATCCTGAAATGCGGTTCCGACAGCCTGTAAAGCCCTGCGCAAACGGTCAAAAACCGAACGGGTGACCAGAAGAACACGGTCAGGCTGCTGCTGAAGCTCACTGATAGCACTGTCAATAACGTTATTAACAGCTCCCATTGTAAGTATCGGAGTAGCGACTGAGTTCTGAAGTGCGTAAGTAGCCTGTGTATTACCCGGCATTGCAACTACCTGAAGCGGGTTAGCTGCATAGATAGCGGCCATCTGTACGAAAAATCCGTCAATTACATTGAAGAAAGCCGGATCAACACCCGGAGTAAGTACTCCGCCAGGTACGTTGGCAGCGTTTTTGTCTCCGAACCAGGCATTACGAAGGACCATCTTCTTAATGTCACCTTCGAGGATGTTCTGAATGAATGTGAAGATTTCTGTTTTCGTCAGATCAAAGACATCGGTTCCGCATTTTACGGCGAGCTTCATCATTGAATCAGCAAGCTCATCAATACACATATCAATGATGATCTCCAGGTAACGAGGCTCCCATGTCTTTTCGATAGCAGGAAGTTCGTAGCAGTGAGGCACGGGATCGCAACTCTGAGCGGCCCGGCCTACCAGCCCGAATGAACCGGGTATGATGCCGATACGCTTGTCGTTCTTGATACCGGTGACGAGGGTGTGAAACTCGGAGAGTTCCGGTGCTGATAAGACAGCTTCAACAACCAGCTCGTTCAGCGAACGGAGTTCATCCGGGGTGAAGTGCAGGTTGTCGAGGTTGATAGTGTTTCCGCACGAGGGCGAAGTGACACTCTTGGGGATGATAGGCATATTTATTCAGATTTTGATTTAAGTTTCTCGTTCAGTTCCCTTACACGGGCAAGATCAATGCTTCCCACTTTGTCAGCGGTTGAGAACTTGGTACGCCCGTCAGGCTTCCATTCATTCTTGATCTTCGATAGCTCGTCGTAGAGTGTTTTTGCATCGGTCTCAGCTTTCTTTGCTGATGCCTGTGCAGCGACAAGGTCAGGCTTCTCGGCCTCCATAGCGGTGACCCTCTCGGTCAGTTGCTGGTTGGCAGCTTCCAGTTGTGCGATCTTCTCGTTAGCAAGCTCGAGTTCAGACTTGTCTTCAGTCTTCTCCCTGATCTCAGTGATCGCTCCTTCGGCAACAACGATCGTCTTGCCGTCGGACATTACATAAGTCCCGTCAGGAGAGGCTTTGTCTCCCACTGCCGGTGCTCCGGTTTCTTTCTCGAGCTTGAACTCCTTGCCGTCCTTGTCTTTCAAGGTCTGGTCAACAGTTTCGAGCCTCGAAAAGTTTTTCATTCTGGCAAGCGCATTGTCTAACGTGCTCCCCAGCTTTTCAAAAAAGGCTTTTTCGTCCATAATAAATTTATTTGGTTTTAGATATGCAAATGCCATAACTGGCTCAATGATTTTCGTTGCGAAGCCCAGATCGACCATGTCCTGAGCTGATAGTTTAGTGTCCTCTTTCATCAGTTCGGCCAGACGTGACTCTTCCGCCCCGGTCTTCTGTGCGTAGAACTGAAGTATTTTCGATTCCTCCTGCCGCAGTGATTCAGCGATCTTTTCCAGATCATCAGCTTCGTATTGATCCGCCAGTGTGTAAGGCGGGATAAACGGGTTGTGTATGAGCCCGTCAGCATTGGAGTATATCTCACGCTCTTCACCTGCAAGAAATATGATAGTTGCGATAGAATAGATTTTCCCTTCGCCAATGGTTTTTATTTTCTTGCCTGAATTAACCAGTAGATCATAAATAGCCCAGCCTTCCTGCACGTCACCGCCTCGGGAGTTGATACGTACAACGATCTTACGTTCTGATTTATGCTGGTCAAGAAACTCCGATACCTGTTTGGCTGATACTGTCTCATAGCCTATAAGCTCATCCATGCCGGATGATTCACCTATGTCTCCGTAGATTTTAAGTACCGCACTCATGGGGCAGGTATTCCTGGTTCAATTATCGGCCACCACATCGGCTGAGTTGATGTGTCAGGAGTGTTAGGCATTGTTATTTCGAGCGTGGAGGCAATGAGGGAATTAGCTAATTCTGTGTACCCAAGGATGTAGTACAGATAAAAATCAGCCAAGTAATAAGGATAAACGTCGAGTAGATTGTCCATGCGCTAAATTTTTGATAAATTTAACGTAGGTAGCAGAATAATGTAATGAACTAAATACTTCAGTAAAATCAGAGAGACTTTAAAATTCCCTCCCCGTGAACAACGATTTTCGCCCCTACCTCATTGAGAGCCTTCTGCAGAGCGGTGAAGTGTTCAATGATTTTAGCGCAAAGTTTCTGGTCAAGATGCGGGTGGTTGGTAAGGTCAACCCCGAAGAGATGTATCTCATCAGCCCCGTATTCTTTATAAGCGATCTGACAGGCGACAAACGGAGAGCAGTAGCTCTTGTAATAACCCGGTCTTTTAAGATCAATAAAAGTATGATAACCAGGGATAATATTCACTTTACGAAAATCTTTTCGGTAATCCCAATTAACAATATGTGAATAGAACGCCTGCGGAGTGCTTTCTTTTATTACTCTTAACCGGTCAGGTGTGAATATCTTCTCATAATCAAGACAGACAATAACATCAGTCTTAACATTGCGCCATACATCATTCACACCTATTGAGAATCCTCCCTGGTAGAGTTTCCATGAGGGGCCGAGTCCGATGATACTTACCTGTCCCATCCCTGCTCAATCTCATCAAGTCCTTTCTTGCGCCTCATCTTGCGTGTCCCGGCCGTCTCGTGAATAACCCAAAGAGGCTTAACAGCGTCCCATGTCCAGCCCTTGCCGGATGTATGTCCAAGCCCCGGAAGAATCTTAATCACTTTCTCTGTTAATCCTTTTCTATGTATGTCAAGAGCGGTCTTAAAGCAGGGTGCGCCATGATGTGTATAAGGATGATAGCTGAAATACTCTTTAACCTGTAAGAGATGAAAGAACGGGTGTAGCATCATCATATATCCCTGGTTCTTATGCCACGGCTTAGACCCGTATTCAAACCCGTCGTATCCGGTCTTCTCGACGTAGCCGACCCCATAGGTATCTGGTTCCACCATTGACAGCATCAGGTCTAAAGGACTTTTTATCATCTCAATATCCGAATCAAAGATAAGAGCAAAATCAGTCTTGCACATTCTTATAGCTGCATCCATGCCCCGCCCGTGTCCGATATTTGTTGGGGACAATCCAACAGTTGTTATATCGCTTGAAAGGCTTTTTATGTATTCCCGGCAGGGATCACCCTGATCAGACCCATCGATAATTATCATCTGCATATCCGGATGAAACCTCCTGACTGATTCATAAGCACGTCGGGCAAGTGCCTCCGTGTTATGCGTGACCATTATTCCCGTTACCATTTGGTCAGAATATCTTTTGACTTCTTGTACTGTTGGAAACATCCTTCGTAAAATTTATAGTCCTCTCCGATAATTGATTTGAGATAGTTCATATTGCAATCGTCATTCATTCGCATTGCCTCACGGTGACCATAGCCTATCCCCCTGCGTCCGGGCATTCCCTTGATCCCGATTGACAGATTGCCTTCGTGAAACAGTTTTTTATTCGGAACCTTGCTCCAGAACTCCGCATCTATAAACAGACTTCCGTTTGACCGCATCATATACTCAACAGCCTCCGGGCGGATAGCTGTTTGGAACAGGCTGGCATGAGCATCATTCCCATTAACAAGATACCTTCGGTAAGCCACGTTATAATAGATCGTCCGTGTCTCTCCGATAGCCCAGTAATCTCCAAAATTAGCCATCATGCGTTCGAGATAGATAGATTTATAATAATCGTCGTCCTCAATAACAAAGATCGCTTCAGGCTTATAGTTCATAACAGCATTCAGTCCTGCCTCCATGTTGCGCCCCTGAGTGTTCTGGTTATATGTCCATGCCGGGCGAGGATAGACCTTGTGAATGATCCAGTTGTCCCGGAAATATTCCGTTACATTATCTGTCGTTTTCGGTACGCAATCATCAACAATAACCCACACGACCTTCCCGTCGTAGGTCTGACGTTTCATAAATTCGGCACACCGCCTGAATTGTTCAAGACGGTTTCCGGTCGGCGTTAAGAGTGCGATCATGGTCTGTAAATTTAAAAAGATCCGAGTCTTTTCTTATCTCGGTTTCGATTATATTGTATTTTATTGCCATTTCCCATGCTATAAAACAAAAGCTCAACTGATCCCTCTGAGTGTGCTCCATATAAAAGTTCCACCATCGGCTTCCAAAAA